TTAACCTGCTTAACAGGCTCGCGCTGGAGATTGACGGCGCTGTGATCCTGCTGGGCCATCCAGCCAAGATCGAAGGTAGCGAATATTCGGGCAGCACCGCATGGGAAAACGCGGTTCGATCGCGCCTTTTTCTCGCACGTCCAGACGCTGATACAGACGGCGGCAACGTCAATCCCAATGTCAGGTTTCTGTCGCGCTCAAAGGCTAATTACGCGGCCAAGGGCGACGCGATCGAAATGGTCTGGCACCATGGCGCTTTCATTCCTGCAGCCGATGTTCCGGACGAAGCAGCACCGCAAACGGTAGCTGCCGGCTTGCACAATGCGCGCTTTCTTGAATGCCTGGATGCAGTCATCGAGCAGCGGAGAGCGGTTTCTCATAATCCGCGAGCTGGCAATTTTGCGCCCCGGATTTTCGCCAAGATGCCAATTCGGCGCGGCATGAGACAAGCCGATTTCGAGGCTGCGATGGAAGCGTTATTGGCGCTTGGCGTGATCCGCACCGATGCCGAAATGGGCTGGCGCGACGCTCACCGCCACCCTGTAATCGGCTTGGGCCGCGCCTGATCCGGCACGCCAGACACGCCGTCTGGCACAAAAAGAACGCCGCTTTTACCGGCTTAATCGCCCCGCAAAACTGGCCCCATTTAACCTATTTGGTTGCGGCCCGGTCGCGCCATTTGCGGCCCGGTCATTTTTAAGTCATTGATATTGTTGCGGGCCGGTTTGCGGGCCGGTTTGCGGGTTGGTTAAAGTCCTTTTTGCCTAAGTAATTGATATTGTTGCGGCCCGGTCAATGTCATTTGCGGCCCGGTCAAGCTAAGTCATTGATTTTATTGCGGCCCGGTCTTGCGGCCCGGTCGCGTAAGTCATTGATTTTATTGCGGCCCGGTCCTACACCCCCTAAAGGGGGTGTGTAGCGCTTGGGGCGCTAACACACACCCCAGGGGGATTAGGGCGCGCGCGAACCAAAACAGCGCCAACGTCACCGAACAGTCTGCCGATTGGCGCTGCTCCACAGATCGCCAGGCCTTCATTTTTTCCTGATCAACCCGATTGCAGCGCCAACTTCCATCGCGGTATACAGCCGATCGGAATTTGGTTTGCGAAAGCACAAAGCCCGTGGCGCAACATCAATCGAGCCTTTCAGACATCAACACGCCATCGCGGCGCATCCGTGGCAGGGCCTGGATGTCCATCCGCGAAAGAGTTCTCTCCCGCCAGCCTTTTTGCCGCCAGTGTCAATCCAAAGGTCGATTGACGATGGCCGTCGAAATCGATCACATCCACCCAATTCACAAAGGCGGCGATCCAGTTGCCTTTAGCAATCTTCAACCGCTTTGCAAAAACTGCCACGCTGAAAAAACAGCAAGCGATCTGGGAAATCGCGTTAAGCCGCAAATCGGTTTCGATGGATGGCCAGTGAATTAAACACCCCCCCCGAAAAAACTAAAAAGCCGATTTGTTTGGAAACCGGCTGCGGCGTCGAAAACGATTGCAAAAGGGTAATTTCGTGAGCGCTTCCAGCAGAAAGCTAAACATCGCCACTGCAGCTGGTGCTGTGCATTCCCTGCGCCGGGCCAACATCGACATTCAGCCGCCAGCCCACGTTTCGCTTTCAGATCGGGACATGCCGTTCTGGCATTCGTTGATTGAAGAGTTTTCCAAGGCCGAGCTGACGACCCATAAGCTGGAGCTGGTGGCGATGCTGGCGCGGGCCATGTCTGATCTCGTCGAGCAGCAGGAGCTGCTGCGGGACGAAGGCATGACATCCGTGACAGAGCGCGGCACGCCGGTGGTCAATCCTCGAAAGGCGGTGGTGCAGATGCTTGCGGGCACTATCCTATCCATGCGGCGATCGCTTGCCATTCACGCAAAGGGTGAGACTGGCGGCAATGACAAGGCGGCTGCGCAGCGTGGTCGCCAGAAAGCACTAGAGGCTGATGTGGAAAGCGCGATCGATGATTTCATCAAGCGCCCTTCATCCTGATTTTCCGTATATTCTCAGCGGGCCGATTCCAAAAATAAGGCGCTGGCGTAAAATCAAGCGTGAAAATCTCACGCGCGCGGAAAGAGCCATGGCTTTTATCGAGCGGCATTGCGTTATTCCAGAGGGCGAAAACGTAGGAAAGCCTTTGCGATTGCAGCCTTTGCAGGAGTCATTTTTCTATTGCGTTTTCGATAATCCAGTTTCAACTCGCGTGGCTATTCTTTCGATGGCGCGGAAGAATGCAAAAACAGCAACGATTGCCCTTCTCATTTTGGTCTATCTTGTTGGTCCGGAGGCGGTGGAGAATAGCCGGCTTTCGTCTGGCGCGCTAAGTCGAAAGCAGGCGTCGGAAGTCTACAATTATGCGGCAAAGATGGCGGCACTTTCGCCAACGTTGAGCAAGTTGATTCGCCCTATTCCGTCTTCCAAGACTTTAATTGGACTGCTCATGAATGTGGAATATCAGGCGCTGGCTGCTGAAGGCGCGACAGCGCATGGTGGTTCGCCTCTTGTTGCAGTTCTTGATGAGGCGGGCCAGGTGCGCGGGCCTTACAATGCGTTTTTTGAAGCGATCACGACTTCGCAGGGTGCATATGAGAATCCTCTCGAGATATGGATAAGCACACAAGCGCCGACTGATGGTGATCTTTTCAATCGGTTGATTGATGATGCGAAAGCGGCACGCGATCCGTCAATTGTTTGTCATGTTTACTGCGCGGACGAAGACGCAGATTTGTTTGACGAAATGCAGTGGGCGAAAGCCAATCCCGCGCTGGGCACTATCAAGTCGCGGTCGGAGCTGGTGAAGGGCGCGGAAAAGGCGCACCGAATGCCAGATGCAGAGAACACTTTTCGCTGGTTGCATTTGAATCAGCGAATTACGACACACAATCCGTTTATTTCTCGATCCGTGTGGGAGGAGAACCACGATCCAAATTGCAATGCAGATGCCGAAAGAGCATTTTTGCGCGGCGATGTTTTTTGCGGGCTTGATCTTTCGCAAACGACCGATTTGACTGCTGCAATTTTTGCCGCCCGATATGATGGTTTGTGGTATATCCGTTCCATGTTTTGGATGGCGGAAGATTTGGTCGAGGAGCGGTCGCGCGCCGATCGGGTTCCTTATGACCTTTGGGCAAAACAGGGGTTTTTACTGACAACGCCGGGAAAGTCTGTGGCGCTGGCATACGTCGCAAAACAGCTGGCCGACGCCTGCGCCAAGATTCCAAATCTCAGGACTGTAGCTTTTGACCGCTACAGAATGCCGCTGTTGAAGCATGAGTTGGATTTAATCGGCGCAGATTTGCCGCTTAGTGAGTTTGGCCAAGGTTATGCCAGCATGTCGCCAGCGGTGCAGGCGACTGAGGAGGCGCTGCTTCACGGATCTGTTCGTCACGGCAATCATCCGGTGCTGAATATGTGCGCCAGCAATGCCGTTGTGATCAAAGATCCGGCGGGCAATCGCAAGCTGGACAAGAGCAAGAGCACTGGCCGCATTGACGGCATGGTTTCTCTTGTGATGGCGATCGGCGCTTCAAGCCTTCAGGTTGAGGTAAAGAGACCGCCGGCCAATCCTGCCCGGCGCGGCTTTATTTCGTTTTGACGGAGGCTCTCAGTGGCTTCAAACATGACCCCGCTGCAAAAGCTGATCGAGTGGACAACTGGTTTTTCGCTTGGGCAAAAGCCGCGCGCTGAAACACTGGACATAAGCGCGGATCTGTCTTCTGAAACGATAAGGGATTTTTTCAGAACGGGCAGCGCCACTGGCAGCGGCGTCACGATTACTGAAACGACGGCGCTTAAGGTTGCGTCATACTTTCGCTGTTTGCAGATCAACAGCGGAGCGCTGGCCAACATGTCCGCCGATCTGGTTGAGCGCGTGAGTGAGACAGAACGTAGGCCTGCTGTTGGTCATCCGCTCCGACGCACTTTGACGGTAAAGCCAAATCAGTGGCAGACGCCTGGCGAGTTCAAAAAACTGATGCAGCTTTGGCTGTTGCAGCGCGGCAATGCTTACGCGCGCAAAGTGAAGGTGGGGCGCGATGTGGTGGCAGTTATTCCGATCCATCCGCAGCGGGTTTTCGCCGAGCAGCTTGACAACGGGACGATGCGTTATCGGGTTTCGCCGAAGAATGGCATGATGGAAACACTAACGGGTGCCGAGATCATGCATATCCGCGGCATGTCCTTGGACGGTGTCTGTGGCGTTCCGGTTCTTCGTTATATGTCGGAAGCGTTAGGCATTTCAACAGCGGCTGAAATGGCAGCTGGTCGAATGATGCGGACCGGCAATATGGCCGGCGGCGCGATCGAGGTTCCGCGCGAGATGACAGATGAGACTTTTGCGCGCCTGGAAGAGACAATGGCAGGCGTTTATGGCGGTTCTGGAAATGCCGGCAAGTGGATGATTCTTGAAGATGGCGCGACCGCAAAGCCGTTTTCGCTTACGGCTGAAGAGCTGCAATTCCTCGGTGTGCGAGACTTTCAGCGCTATGACATTGCCGCTTTCATGGGGGTGCCGCCGTATTTGATTGGCGCGACTGAAAAGTCGACCAGCTGGGGCAGCGGCATCGAGCAGCAGGCGATCGCGTATTTGACCTACACAGTTCTTGATTGGGTCAAGGCGTGGGAGGAAAGCATCAAGCGTGATCTGATTGATGAGCGCGATTGGGAGCGGCTCGACTTTCGCTTTTACACGGCGAGCCTCGCGCGCGCAGACATGAAGACGCGAACAGAAAGCTACAAGGCCGGCCTGCAATGGGGCTGGTTGAGTCCGGATGAGGTGCGCGCGTTCGAAGATATGAACCCGCGCGGCGATGGGCGCGGGGAAATGTATTATGACCCGCCCGGCAAAAGCGCAGCAGCGCAAACGGAAACGTCTGATCGGGATGTCACTTTAGGGTTTTCAATAGGAGACGACGCATGAGCCTGGCTTCCCTTCCTTCGCCGAAAGCGCCGCCTTTGGCTTCTGATTTTCGCATCAGCTGGGAGCCATCCGCCCGCGCTCTTGCCTTGTGGGCCGAGCAGCCGCTTATGGCCGAGCCGGACGGCAGTGAAAGCATTTCGATTTTTGATGTGATCGGCTACGACGATTGGACCGGCGAGGGCATCACGGAAAAGCGGATTGCCGCTGCGCTGCGATCGATTGGTCCGCGCGACGTCACGGTTTACATCAACAGCCCCGGCGGCGACATGTATACGGGCCTGGCGATTTACAACATGCTCCGCGAGCATCCCCGGAAGGTTACTGTCAAGGTGATCGGTGTTGCTGCCAGCGCCGCAAGTTTGATCGCAATGGCCGGAGATGAGATCCAGATGGCCGAGGGTTCCGCGCTAATGATTCACAATTCGTGGAGCATCCTTATTGGAAACCGTCATCACTTTATTGAGGCTTCAAGGATCTTTGAGCAGTTCGACAGATCGATGGCAGCTATTTATTCCAATCGCACGGGCATTCCTGAAGATGAAATGCTGGCGATTATGGATGGCCCGTCAAAGGCGAGCGACGGCACTTATTTTATGGCTAACGAGGCCGTCGAAAAAGGGTTTGCGGACGTCGCTATTTTGAGCGATAATGCCGTTCTGAAAGGAAGTGCCGAGCATTCGAGTCTTCCCACTGCGGTGATGGCAAAGCGCCGAATTGAGGCCGCTCTGGCAGCGCAGGGGTTTTCTCGAAAAGATCGGATGGCACTTCTGAGAGAGGTGCAGGGCGAGCGCGATGCAGCCGTGCACAATGCCGAGCGCGATGCAGGCGATCTTTCGCAATCACTATCGACACTCCTGGCATCTCTCAAAGGGGACTTAAATGAGCACGATGGAATCCGCCCGCAATGATGCAGGCGCTGCTGTTTTGGTCAACGAGATCAAGGCGGCTTTTGAGCAGTTCAAAGCGGCAAACGACGAGCGTATCAAGGCCATTGAGGGCCGCCGTTCTGATCCGCTGGCAGAGGAAAAGGTCGAGCGCATCGAGGCGTCGATCACCGATCTTCAGTCGCGGCTGGTCGACGTTGCGGCGCAGGCTGCTTTCCGTTCAAACGGCGCAGATCGACTGTCGGAGTCTGATGTCAAGGCTGCGGCCAATTTCAGCCGGCTTGTCGGGGCGGAGGTCAGCGCCGATCACCTGAAGGAATATCAGGCCGGCCTTGCTAGCTACTTCCGCGTCGGTTCGGAACGGATTGGCTCTGATGTGCGCGCGGCGATGCAGGTTGGCAGCGATCCGAACGGCGGCTATCTGGTCGCGCCGGACATGTCGGGACGCATCATCACCCGGATCTACGAGACGTCGCCGATGCGCTCAGTCGCCAGCGTGGTTACGATCGGGACCGATGCGCTCGAAGGCATCAATGACCTTGAGCAGGCCGACTTTGGGTGGGCCGGCGAGACGGACGCAAGGCCTGTGACCGGAGCGCCGAAGATCGGAAAGTGGCGGATTCCTGTTCATGAGAGTTACGCCAATCCGCGCGCCACACAGAAGATGCTCGACGACGCAAGCGTGGACATCGAGGCGTGGCTGGCAGGCAAGATTGCGGATCGACTGGCGCGCGCTCAGAATGCCGCCTTTGTCGCCGGTGATGGTGTGCTGAAGCCGCGCGGCCTGTTCAGCTATCCGACGTCTTTGACAAATGACGCGACGCGACCCTGGGGCACCTTCCAGCACCTGAACACGGGCACCAGCGCCGGTTTCGGTGCGGCTCCGGCTGGCAGTGACACGCTCATTGACACGGTGTTTGCTCTCAAGGCCGGCTATCGTGGCAATGCAAGCTGGATGATGTCGCGCGCCACGCTGGGGACTGTGCGGAAGCTGAAGGACGGCGACGGAAATTACCTGTGGCAGCCGGACTTTCAGACCCGCGTTGGTGGCACGCTGCTGGGCTTTCCGATTGTCGAGGCGGAGGACGTGCCGGCGATCGGCGCGGACTCGCTGTCAATCGCCTTCGGGGACTTTGCAGCAGCGTATCAGATCGTGGACCGTCTTGGGCTGCGCATTGTGCGCGATGTCTATTCGACGAAGCCGTATGTGCAGTTTTACACCACGGCGCGCGTCGGCGGCGATGTGCTCAACTTCGAGGCGGTCAAGTTTGTGCGCTTCGCCACGAGCGGCTGAGGCTAAGCGGGGCGGAGCGCGGTGCTTCGCCCCCCATTTTGAAAGGGACGTGAAATGGCATCTCGCGACATCTCCTCGAACATCCGATTTGCGGAAAGCATCCGCCCCGCAGTCCACAGCGCCGCAACTGTGAACGGCGAGGCAGTGGACACGCGCGGCTTCGACAGCGCGGCGTGTGTGATCACGGTTGGAGCGCTGGCCGGCTCTGGAAACGTGACCCCCAAGATGCAGGCAAGCACCACCGGCAGCTCCGGCTGGGAAGACGTGCCGGCTGCCGAGCTTGAGGGCAGCTTCCCGGCGGTGCTCACGATCAACACCACTTATAAGGTTGGTTATCGCGGCAGCAGGCGCTACCTTCGCGCGGTTGGCACGCTGAACAGCGGCACGTCTGTGACATACGCTGCGGCGTTCGTTCTCTCGCACCCGAATCAGGCTGCGGTGGCCTGATCAGAATGAGCCGGCGGCCCACCCGCCGGCTCATTCAAGAATAGGAGGCTGGAGTGGCACTGAATACGGTTGCGGCACCTGGGGTTGGCACGCTTCTTACATTTGACAGTATCACCGGTGGCGGCAATTCGCCAGTTAGCAAGGTCTCTTTTGGCGCGGCTGGTGCGCTGACTCTTGTGGCCGATGTCGATGGTTCGCGCCTTCCGGTGCAGATCGGCGGCGCTTTGCCTCTGCCCGCTGGGGCTGCCACGGAAGGGACGCTGGCGGCTGTCAATGCGAAGCTCCCAGCTCTAGAGGCTGGGCGATTGGCGGTATCGCTGGGGCTGACCGATGCGCAGCTGCGTGCGTCCGCGGTATCTGTTTCTGGCCCGCTGACCGATGCGCAGCTCCGTGCGGCGGCAGTGCCGGTGGCCGGCCCGCTCACAGACTCGCAGCTCCGCGCGTCCGCGGTATCTGTTTCTGGCCCGCTCACAGACGTGCAGCTGCGTGCGTCGGCGGTGCCGGTGGCCGGTCCGCTAACAGACGCGCAGCTTCGCGCGTCTGCAGTGTCTGTCTCTGGTCCGCTGACCGATGCGCAGCTTCGCGCGTCGGCGGTGCCGGTGGCGCCTTCCGTGCTGGGGCAGACGGTGGCGCAGCCAACCTTTGCCGGAACTCGCGTCACGGTGACAGGCACTGCCACGACGGCGGCAGCGCTGCCCGCGCTCGGCGCGTCCCGGCGGCTGCGGCTGCGTGCTCGGGCTGCGTGCCTTTTTCGCTCTGGTGATGCCACTGTGGTGGCGGCTGCCGACGGCAATTCGCTGGCGCTGGATGCCGGCAGCGAAGTGATCGTGATTCCTGCCGGACACACGCATTTCAGTGTCATCCGGGACACGGAGGACGGCGTCCTCGATCTGATGCCGCTGGCGGGCTGACATGTATCTGGGCGGCGGCATCGGCGGCGTCGGTCGGATGGGGCGGCAGCGCCGGCCGGTTCGCGCGGAGCCGCCCAGCGCTGGAATTGTCAGCGCCTCGGTGGAGCCGAATGGCTGGGTGCTGCGGCTGGTGCTGCAGGATGTGGCGGCCGGCGACTTTGGTGATTATGTGCTGGACGCGAACAGCACGCCGCGCGTGGTGTTGACCTGCCAGGACGACGGGTTTGCGCCGGTGAGTGGCGAGGCGGTCCCGGCGGTGCGCACTCGGACGCTGGTGGCGACCCGACCGCTGCGACTGCCGACTCCTAATGATCAGGGCACCAACCCGCCGGTGCTGATCGATGAGGAGCCGCTGGCCGGCGGGCAGCGCGCGGTGCGGCTGGCGCTTTCGGAGCATGTGCACAGCGGAACCAGCGGGCTGTCGCTGGCGGTGCTGGCTGGCTGGCGGACGGGCGAGGACGCGGCCACCGGCATTCCGGTGACCAACAATTCGACCCTGCCCGTGCCGCTGCCGATCTTCCGCTGGGTGGTGCCGCAATATCCGGTGACAGGATCGGTGGTGCGGCTCTCGCTGCTGGCGGTCTCGCATTATCCTGTCGGCTATC